CTTCCTGCAGGTAAAATAGTTGATAGTAATTTTACTATACCAAAACCAGATACTTCTAATGAAGAAACAGCAACATTAAATCCAGTTATTGGTGTAACTAACTGGGAATATGAAGTACTAAAAAATAACAAAAAATCATCAATATATCTACTTAAAATAAATTATTTACAACAATTCTTAAATGATATGAGAGATATTATGGTATATCAACAATCTTCTCAAAGGATTAATGATAAATTAATACGAACAGAAAATACAAAGGTTTCTATGCCAGTATAAAAAAAGGGGGTCGTGAGACCCCCTTTCTTGTGTTATTCTGCAGCTAATTGCTGAAAGTATGATAGTGCATCATCTTCATCATCAGTGCTCGAACTAGGTGTAGAAACAGCAGTAGTAACTAATTCTTCTGCTGAACCACGACCTTCACTTTCATCTTCTAAGTCTTCATTAAATTGAGGACGTGAAGATGTCTTGTTACCAAGAACATAACCAAGACGCTTCTTCAGTTCATCATAAGACTTGAACTGATCTGCGGCAACAAACTCTTGAAGAGAGTTTTCTTTCTTCCAGAGTCCTTCGAGTGCATCATCGTCATCTAATAGAGGACTTTGAGCAGCAAATTCAGAAGAGTCATAGTTTCTATAACCAGCAACGTTCTTTGCCTTTAACTTGAAGTTAGCACCTTGCCAAAAATCAAATGGATCAATTGCTTCCTCATCCTCAAACTCAGGTTGCATTGCAGCAGTAATCTTGTCAAAGATTTTTTTACCGAACTTGTACAAGAATACCTGACCTTCGTTTTCAGGATTTGTTGGATCCTTTACAACATAGATGTTGGCAATATAAGTTAACTTACGCTTCTGCTTACGGGCAGTTTCTTTACCAGCATCAGTGCCATTGTTCCATAGAGTAGTATTAAACTCAGAAACAGGATCCTTTTGACCAAGAGTGGTCAAAGAATTCTCTATGTACCAACCGCCAGGCCCTTGGAAGGCATGGGAGTATAGTTTTACGAATGGTAGATCCTCACCATCGGGAGCAGGAAGAAAACGAATAACAGCATAGCCATTACCGCTTTTATCACATTCTAATTTCCATAGACGGTCATCACCATTGGATGCACCGTTATTATTCATTTTTTCAACTTCTTTAACTAACTTAGCAGTTAAAGAGCCTAATTTTGATTGCTTTTTAAGATTAGCAAACGACATTTAGATACCTCGGATAAATTGGATTCGTTGGATGTTTAGATTATAACAGAGAACGAAAGATTAGTCAACAAAGCTCTTCATCTTTTCGATGGTTTTTTTCATAGAGTCAAAAACCGTATTCACATCAGTCCCTGCAGGGAATCCCAATACAGAGAGTGATTTTAATAATTGGTCTTTCATTTCAATAGCTTGTGGATCATCTGAAAGTGATAGCCTCGTATACATGATACGCTGCTTATCAAGTAACAGAATTAAACTTTCGACATGTTCTTTCTGTTTTTCACGAGACAGTGACTGAAAAGAAAATACACTTCCGTATATCTCCTCTTGCAGTTTATTAATTTCATTTAGTTCTTCACGAACTATTTCAGACTCAAAAAATTCACTCATTTACAATATCCCGTAAAATTTTTTTGTAATTGAACACATTAATATTTATGAAAGGAATATATTTTTTTATCTTTAAACTGACGGATTCCCACACTGGATCATCTAATTTATTATCAAAATTTTTTACGAAAGAAAAGACTTTTTCCAGTATCGTAAGCGTTTCGAGCGAAATCTCTCCACCCAGATATT